GAACTATTGTAAAGAAAACTGCAGATGGGCAACACGTAAAGAGCAAACACGAAACCGTGGCGGTAAACGTGCTACCAGGCTTTACACGTTTGATGGGAAAACAATGTGCATTGCGGACTGGGCCAAGGAAGTTGGTATCAGTCCACAATCAATGCAAAAACGATTAAACAACGGCTGGCCTTTAGAAGAAGCCTTTTCCAAAGAGCGTCATAACAAAAAGGGCTCCAAACAAGTGAAGCCCTCTAAATCAAAACTGAGTGAGTGATTCCAGGAATGGCGTCCTAGGGGTGTAAAGGGACGCCGTTGCCGTATCGGTTTCCATCTGTGTCATTGGACGCTGGAGAGCAGTTTTAAATAACTGTTCTCCCAAAGATGGAACAACACTTTGGTCATTGAGCAGGAAATTCTGCAACAAGAATCCCTTCAAGAAATCTTGAACGCTAGATCCGGATGCTTCCTGTGCCTGTACCGCTGGTTTTGGGGCAGCCACATTAGCTCCACCAAGAATGTTCTTGACGTAGTTCTGTGTTTCCTTGAAGGGAGGAATGCCTCCGTATCGTTCGACATTGCCCGGACCCGCGTTATAGGCTGCCAGTGCTTTGTCATAGGAACCAAAGCGCTTGAGTTGTTGGCTCAGATAACGAGCACCACCCGTCAAGCTCTGTACAGGGTCATAGGGATTGGAAACACCAAGACCTTGTGCTGTCCCAGGCATGAGCTGAACAAGGCCCATCGCACCAGCGCTGCTCTTAGCTTGTGGGTTCCAGCCGGATTCCTTCTGTACAAGCTTCAAGAAGATGTCTTCATTGACACCAAAATCACGGGCTTTCTGCCGCGCAATTTCTTTTAGTTGTTCAGTGTTGTAGGACATGGGTTTCTTGTTAACTTGCTACCCAGTTTGAACTTGCCCTGAGTGCGGGAACAAATACTGTTTGAAGCGTTAGTACTGTTGCGAGGTGGGTCAGGGTTCGTTTAACAAACTTGGGACAGAGAATCATGGGTTTAAAGCAACAACACTGGCCCCCGTAAATCAAAAGATTTGTGTCCAGTCGGCTGGGCTTACATGCAAAGCAATGCCAGATTTGACTTACTGTACAGACAACGTGCTATTCAAAAGCTGTTGGAAGAGATCACCGCGGCGCTTTTCGGCAGGAGTACTGAAGGAGAAGGGCTCCAGGGAAATACCGCCTACAGGCTGAACGTTTGTGGCGCCTGCATAAGTTGCTTCCGCCGGGCTAGTAGGAGGCGGTGCCACGGGAGGTTGTCCTTGTCCGCTCATAAAGCGATTAAACATCTGGGCTTGGATTTGGTTTTGAGGTGTGTTAAACTGTGTTTGAGGAAGTGGAGTACCAATCGGCTGCAGATCAGATGCGCCCGCATAGCTGGGGATGGTTTGTGTTGCGTTGGTCCCCAGGAGGGATGCTGGGTTGAAGGGTAAATCTGCCGGCGCACCCATGGCGCCTGCATTGATAACACCCTGAATAACGTCGTAACCAGATTGACCAGGCTTGACGCGCTTGGCGAGTTCAGGATTGGCTTTTGCCCACATCTGCATCCCGATATCTTCTGCAGACTGCACTTGCTCAGGCGTAGCGTTCTGTGCTGCAGCAATCTTGCGTGCTGCTTCGTAACGCTGAAGCTCTGGGTTTTGTGCTGCCAGCTGAGCTACACGACTCTTTTCTTCAAGATATGCGCGTTCCAACGGATCAGAAACCGAGGCAAGCGTTTGTGGTTGGGCGCCAGGTGCAGCGCCGTATGGAGCCTTTTGTCCTGGCCACTTGAAAAGAGAGGAAGCAGGCGCAGATGCAGCAGCTGTCTCTACAAAAGATTTTGCCTTGGCTTGTGGGCGCTGGAAGACAGGGGAGACAACACCTGCGTTCTGGATAGCCTTAAAGATATCAATGGCCATGATTAACGCCAAACTTCATGAAGGTAAATACGAGAACCCACTGCAGTATCAGCAGGACCAGGTAAAGCTTGAATAAACTCCGCACCTGAGCGTTCATAACGGTAACGAGCCTGAAATGGATCTTTATAGTTAGGAACGTAGAGGATGCCAGCAAGACGGTTGGTTTCGTAGAGATAAATCTCGTCCCAAACCTTTAATGCTTCCTTGGCATTGCTTGAACGAATTGTACGATCCACGTCACCGAGGATGCTTTCAATTCGTGTAGAAGGTGTCGATGCAACTTCGGTTTTCTTCTCCGCCGTATCACAACGGCCGAGCTGAATAACAACCTTGTCATAGAAGTATGAATCCGGAACCGTATTCATAGCTTCTTCCAAGCGACTGTAGTCACCCGCTGGAACAGACACGGTAAAGTAGCCCAGGTGATACCTGACTCTGCTTTTATCAAATTCCGATAATTGCACGTCTACCTTTCGTTATAGTTTAATTATAAATGTATCAACTTAACCAACACCTGGAATCGGAGAGCCCATGTACTCCATCAGGAATTGTTGGGCCATGCTCTGCTTGGGAGTAAGTAATTCGCCAAGTGATTGCTCAAGCAAAGATTCTTGAACTGTTTTTTGACGGGGTTTGGTCAACTGAAGAAGTGACATCAGAGTTGAAAGATCATCTCCACTGGTGCCAGGGGATTGTTGGTCAAGTGGTAGGGTCGTTGCTGGAAGCTCAGACGCACCTCCCAGCGTCTTCATGTGACCCAAGCCGATTTCATACTTATTGTCTCCTGTAACCAGGGTTGCGAGATTACCGTAGCCACCTTGGTTGGATTTAGGTATGAACTTGCCGCCGCCTTCATAGTAAATGGGAGTACCCTCTGGAAGAGCCCAATCCTCTCCACGGTGAAAAGAACTAGCTCCTGCAGTTGGAGCACTGCGTGGACCATACCTCGAAGTTAAAGTAATCCCAGCAGCCGGATTGAAGTCAATCTTACCGTCTGCAGTTTTAATTAACGCAGGTATTTTCTTTTCACCAATACGCAAACCAAGTAGTGGCGTACGAATTGTTGCTGGGTCAAGATACTTTCCGGTCGCAAGTTCTTTTACATAAACATGTTTATGCGGACCGGTTGATACGCCGGTTGAGCCAACTTGACCAAAGTACTGAATACCAGCCATTATCTTTTTCTTTTTATTTTAAAACGAAAAAACCCCTGGTCTCCCAGGGGCCTTCCTTTGTGAAATGGATTAAACCCTGATTAAGTCGGCGGCAAGCACGGCGTTCCAATCCACACGCTTAATTTGTTTTAACTGCTCAAGACTATTAAACTTCTCACCCGATAAGGACATCTGAAGATCTTTGATCTCTCGAGCTGTCTTAAGGCCGATACCCTTAATGTGATCAGCGATCATTTGAGCGGTAGCGGTATTGATGTTTAAACGTGTTTCGGGTGGGAAAGTACGAGGCTCTTCTTGGGCTGCCTTATCCTTAACCTGAAGAGTAGCAACTTTTTTGGTTGCAGCTTCGTCAGGGGTCAATTCATTCTTGTAGGCGGTATAAAGGCGACCGTCCTGGTCTTCAACCATGAACCAATCGCCGTTATCCCATTCGCTTACAACTTTGACGCGAGCGCCAGTTTTGCGGTGCTGGTAAAGCATAAGGACCAGATGTTTTAATTTCTGGTCCTAGTTTAACCTAATCAGCTAACAGTGCGGCCGAGGATATACTCTTCGATATCTTCGTAGCCAGGTGCGTCATCAGGCTGGATGTAGCAGACTTCAACCACCAGGTAACCTTTCAGGCCGGCGTTGTTGTCAGCATCAGCCAGATACACACCACCAGACACGCCAGTGTCAGTGGTAGTACCGCGAGCGAACACCTTGAAGGTGGTAGCAGCAGTCAGAGACTTGTAGACGCCGGAAGGACCAACGCCAGTGGCACCAGTTGCGGTCAGGAAAGGAGTAGAGCTGAGGGCCTGGGAGCCAGCAGCAAACACAATCTTGGCCGAAGCATCACCGGAAACGGTGGAGGTCAGGTTGGCCTGAGCAATAGGCTCACCCACGCCAGTCACAGCCACAGGGCCGCTGTCATTGCGACCGAAGGTGATGACGTTACCAGTGGCGGCATAAATGCCGGTGGCAACACGACCATCACCCCAACCAGAAGCAACCGAGATCGCAGCGCGATACACGAAAGCAGGCTGGGTGGAGCTGCCAGAGATCACCATACCGGTGATGTCGGGGCGGGTGTCGTCCTGGCGATAAGGCGAAGGAACGATCACATCCATGGTCTGACCTTTGGTGGCGGCATCACCAGAGGCCCAAGCCACAGCAACGTAACCACGCTGCTGGAAATAGCGATAGCCGGGGACGGCCAGCACCGAGGTAGGGCCGCCCTTGGAAGCATCATTGGTACCGTTGTCGTTGGTATCAATGTTCTTGTACCAGCCGTTCAGGGCGTTGGTCCAGTTACCTGGATAGATCTTTTTGGAAGACAAGTAGGACATTTATTTCTCCTTTAAGTTGGATTTATATCTTTATCAGATGGCGCCGTCATCAGACACGAAGCTGAATGCGGTGGTAACAAAGTCCTTGTTCAGGATTTCGAAGCCAGCATACAGTTGCCAAATCAGAATGATAAAGCGGCTGAAATCATCGTTGTTGTTGATCAGCACCTGAGCGTTCGGGCCGCCGATACCAACACCAATCGACTGAGGACCGAAGAAGTAACCTTGAGCAACTTCTTGGTTAGAGAAGGTGTTAGCACCATCGCTAGCGAAGGTGGCAGACACAGTCTTGGTCGGGAAGTTGGTCGACTCGAAGAACTTCACGCCTTCAAACTGAACGCCGGTCGGCATCACGGGCTCACCAGCCAGGAAGTAACCCTGACCTGCTTGGGGACCCATGTAGAAGCTGGCGTTGTTAGGCATCATGGGGTTGCCCATGTACATGCCTTGGCCAGGGTTGCCGCTGTAACGAGCGATCTCACGGAAGTCAGGATCACGACGCAGGTGCATCATGAAAGTGGGATCGCAGATGCAACGATACAGACCATCAGCGAAGGTAGGAACGTTGCGCTTACGCAGGTCTTTAACAACGGTCAGAAGATCGGTACGCACCTGGAACTGCTGCACCTGAGCGGTGTATTCAGCAGCGGTGTAAGAAATCGAACCGTTGGCAGCTTTGGTTTTGCCACCGGGGAAGTAGTAACCACCCTGGGTGCTGGAAGCTTCACCATTGGCTTCGGCTTTGGCGAGTTCATCAATGAACACGCGGTCACGCCAACGACGATAGTCATCAAGCAGGGTCAGGCTGCCGATCGACTGGTGGAACATGTTGAGGTTACCGGTGTCCAGCAGCAGGCGCTGGGCGGTAATCAGCGTTTCACGAGCGATCTTGAAGGTCGAAGGCTGGGTCGGATCACCCGGGTCAGCAGGGCCGGTGTACTCTTTCAGCACAACAAGCACCTTCTCTTTGGTGATGTTGCGGCTGTTGGCAGTACCAATGGTCTGGTCAGCGATACGCTCCCGGCTATCCTTGGTGCCAGGGGTACCCCAGAACTTGTAGCGGTCTAACTGAACAGTTTGACCGGGCTGACGGGTGAAGTCGTGGACAACCACGGGCTCCACTGCCATTTCAGCAATGTAAGCAGGGTGGGGACGGTAAAGTTCCGCACCAAGAATCTTTGGAAAGTCGTTCTCCTGGTCTCTAGTTTCTTAGAGGGGTGGACTATCTCTTCATCCCTGTGGGATGCCGGACGCTAAATCTGGTATTACGTAACAAGGTCGTGTTACACCCAGTAGTCTCTGCACCTTCCAATCACGCTTGATTGGCTTGGCTCAGGATTACCCTCGTCTTGACGTTAGGGCTTCCCTGAATTCATCCGGTTTGCACCCATCGATTGCTCGGTGGGGTGACAACGTTGAGCGTTCAGTTGAGGCATGCTACGCTTTGGAAACTTGTTTATGAACAACATGAATCCGAAGCTTGTTCCTGGATTTGGTAATCTTTACTTAACGGAAGAGGGGAAGGCTTTTGAAAAACAACTTGATCCCGATAATCAAGAATATTTTCAAGAGATCCCTACTCGTTCAACCAGTGTTTATGACCGTGTTTCAGTTCTTGTTGATGGGAAGAGGAAACGTTTTCATCTTCACGTCTTGATGGCTGTAGCTTTTTTGGGATTAGATCTGCGTTCTCATGGAACCAGTAACTTTTCCCTTCAAGTTGATCACAAAGATAATGACAAGAGAAATAATCGACTTGACAATCTTGAGATCGTTACCAAACAAGAAAATTTAACAAGAGCCTGGAAAACCGGGTGTTATAAAAACAATGGCTTTGCCAGTAAAGGGAAACCGAAAAAGACTTTGAGAAAGTTTTCTTCGGAAGACGTGGCTCAGATCAAAGCTCTAAAGGAAGCAGGACTCTCGTATCGAAAGATTGCTGAAAAGTTTGACTGTAACCACGGAGCTATTTACCAAATCTTGAAAGGTCATACCTACCAGGATCTGAACTAGCTATCAATAAACACCTTGGTTTATCCTCCAGTGTCAGTGTTTTTATCGGGTGAAAGATAAAGACACGTGTGTCTTATCTAACACAAATTTTAGCAGGTACTTAGCTTAGATCACACATATTGTGTGGATGCAAGCGATTTAACGCCAAATTGTGCGCTTGGGGTGTTATTAGAGCTGTAACCTTCTGGATCGATGGCCATGCCCTGCTGGAAGCCTGGAACACCTAAAGCACCGAGGCCAGCACCAGCAGCAACACCGCCAAGACCGGCCATACCAGCGGCAAGTGGGACGCCAACAGCAGCGGCTGTTTCTGGGCCAATCCCTTTGTTAATAAGATCAGCCAAAGGTCCCATCGCAGTACGTGCCATTGCAGCACGCTTGCTACCGGCTGGAGCGTTGGCACCAACGGCACCAAGTCCTTCGATTGCTTTTGATGCAAGCGCAGCACGAGCAGGTCCAGCATATTTACCAGCAAGACGTGCGGCACCTAAAGCACCACGAGCACCGAGGCCAGCGGCAACGCCGCCAAGAAGTGCACTACCGGGATCTTCGCCCTGTGCGGCAAGAGCCCCGCCAGCTACCAGACCGGCAGCAGCGGGGACTCCATATGCAAGCAAAGGACGACGTTGTCCTAATGGTTGCATTTGCCTCACTCCATCACAAAGAGTTTGTTGGACACAACGTTGGGCTGAGCCTGGTTCAGAACACGCCATGCATTCTGAGGATCACGCGCCATCATTTCGTTAAAGGTGCCCCAGAAGTTGGCAGGTTGCTGGGGAGCAGCTGCAGCAGGGGGAGCTGGGAACTCACCATAAGCAGCTGGGTTCACTTCTTCGGTTGGGTAACCGTAAGCTTCCAGATCTGCTTCACCTTCGTGCACGGGATACGGACCTTCAGGACCGAAGAAGCGCAGCGTGTAATCGCTGAGCACATCGGGGTTGGTCAGAATCTCGTTGTAAGCCAGATTCTCGGTGTGCTCGTTGGTGGCAAACTCAGCATATTGCTTGAGGGTTTCGGTCATTTCCTGGCCCCAGGCAACAGCACTGTCCAGCAGACCTTCGAGCTGAAGGGCGTAATTATTTAGAATTGCGGGAGCTTCGCTTCCGAACGCTTCGAGAACCTGTTGGCTTTCCAGGCTCAGACCCTCCGAGGAGGTTGGGGAATAGCTGGGCGAGTAAGCCTGGTTGGTTGACCAGGTCTGCGGAGCCGATGGTTGCGTAGCTGGGCTGCTGGTCGAACCGTAATTGGCCGGGGCGTAGGTCGTCGTCGGCGCTGATGGTTGACCCTGGAATGGGGATTGAACTGGTGCGCTCAGCAGGTTCACCACCTTGTTGAACGCCGATTCCCACGGATTGCTCTGGGCTTCCGCCGGTTGGGATTGGGGGGCGTACTGAGTAGGGGCTGAGGGTTGGTAAACCGGGGCCACCTGAGGTGCTGCCACCTGGTAATTCGCCGGGGCTGCTTGGTACGATACCGGGGCTTGGCTCGGCTGGTAAGACGGAGTCACGTAACTGCTCGGCGCTACTGCCGGAGTCGGGCTCGTCTGTGGGATCGATTGGACGGTAGCGTCCTGCATAACTCATCTCCTTTTGTAAAGCCTCTAGAGTTCGATACAGATATGGAGTTAAATCCAACCTGGGATCGGCAGCCATCGGAAGGTTCGGTGACTGCGGGTGAGGGGTCTGCATCAGGCCACCCACCAGGCGAGAGAATTGAGCAAAAGCGCCCTGTAGTTCACTCACCATCCTGAACGGGAACCCAGATAACATCTCGGCCCGTTCCTCATCCGTCTTAGACGGAAAGAGGTATTTCAGTGCTTCAATGCTATCAACACCTAATTCTTGCAGGTTTCGTACCACAATTGAGTTGTTAAGTACGTCTTGCGTCGAATCTTCGTAAACAGGTCCCGTCCACCTCCACAGCATAGTGAGATCACCATCTGGAATGAGGCCCGTTACACCAGGGGGAACATCTTGAGCTTGAATACAAGCATTGATTGCGTCTTGGACTTGTAATTCAAATTGCTCCAGGGCCTGTTTGTAAGCATCTTTTTCTTCTTGCGGTGCGTTATTTGCTGGTTCAACAGGACGTTCAATGCCAAGTGCCGCTGCAAGCGACATGCGGAACAACTGCTCCTCCTGGTAAATAATTAACTCAAGGCAGCGGCAAACACCATAGGTGTAAATAGCATTTGCTTTTTTCTTGGATGTGGCGGAAACACGGCCAAACAGTGATTTGTATTCCGTTGCAGTAACGCCTGCCGAGATGGAAAGCTCATCAACGCCCCCAAGAGCAGTGCGAATTTCTTCCCTGTACTGACGAGCAAAATTATTTTGATCACCAGTGATTGCGTCTGGAACAATGTAGCCAACACGGTCGTTTGGCTCCAGGTTTGCAATCACGCGTGGAACACGGATCTGACCGTCAACGCCACGGGAAACTGGATCCGCCTTAAACATTGAACGGCTTAAGGGGCTAGCACCAGCAAAGCCGGAGTTCGCAGCAATGGATGGACGCTGAACAACCGACTCTCCACCAGACTCAATAAGGTCGGTCTTTGGACGAGACGACAACAGCGTTGGGTTACCAAAGAACTGAACGTTCTTCCGCATGGTCCGAACCAACTCATCATGCGTCACGATGTGGTTGGCTAATGCATCGAACTCACCGACCCCTTCTTTTGCAAAACCCTTGGGGTTGTTGAAGATCTCAACACAAGGGATAAAACCAAGTGAGTTTTTAAATGTTTTATTTTTTCCCGGCGCCATGCCAGAGGGCATGTCAAAATTTAATTCTGCATCCGAATGAGTTTCTTCAATTTCGTTTGCTTTGATCGAAAGACGAATGTAACGCTTGGAGCCCGGCTCGCCAGTAATTGATGTACCAGTGGCATTCACAATGTTGATGCCATCGTATGAACTACCGGCCTTGCGAACCTTGTAGCTGTAGATGATCACCACCTCTTCTAGTTCGCCGTCTACGTTGTAGTAACTGCGGTACTCGTGTTCGCGGAAATAATAAACGCGATAGTTTTGCTTTGTGGGACGGATGTAAAAAATGCCCTTGCCATCGCACAAGAAGTAATCCCAGATGGAATCCAGGCGTACATCGATCTGATTGTATTTAACGACTCGATCTACAAAGTCTTTGCGTTGTGCACCAAAGTTGTCTTGACCAGGAAAAAACTCAACCCCTTGGCGAATACCAAAGAGTTTCATTTGTGCCAGGTGCGACGCAACGACACCAGTGTCTACAACGGTACCAGAATCTTTATCCAGGTACGATTCGACGATTTCCCGCAGCCTGGCCTTTGCGTCGACGGACATTAACTATTTTCCTCTTTACTTAACTCAATCTTAGCAGCTTTCTTGTGTTGTTTTCGTTGCCAAAGCCAGCGATCAAAATAAGCCAGTTCAGCAGGAGTAAACAACTCCGGATGCTTAAGAGCTTCTTTGGCTAACTTTTTCTTTTTCATCAGACACCCCGAAGACCTGTCCCACCCATGCTTGTACGTTGAATTAAGTCTTTAATGGCTTTATCAATCAAAGGACCTGAACCCATCTCGCCTTTCTGTAACGAACGCAAAAGAAGTTGATCTTCTGCTCGTTCACGCGGAGTATATGGGGGTTCCATAGCTATCTCGTCGAATTGTGGACCCCTAAAAAATTCAGCATTAGCCATGCCTGCAGCATTGCCAACAAAAGCCATCGTAGGAGAAGACGTGCCGCCTTGGTAAGCAAAAGGAAGCTGAGGCCCTGTGCGCTGGAGGAAAATTTCTTTCTCGCTAGGATTATCGGTTCTTACACCTTTATTATAAATTTTTTGCTGTCGTGCATCACGCTTGAGAGCCTCAGGGTTGATGACACTACCTGCGCCGCCCATGAAGTTGCCGCCTGCAAATAGATTTCCTGGAGCGCCAGGTACGTTAGATTCGCCGCTATAAAACATGTTCTAGCCTTTTCAATTTTTATATTCTACTCTTCTAAAACTTCATAGCCAGAAGGGTCATGGACCTTGGAAAGGACAATTCCCTCTCCGCGTACATCCCAATTGAGAATATCTCCCTCCTGCCAACCCAAATCTTCAATCACTTCGTCTGGTAAGACGATGAACTGATCTCCGTTCTCGTCTTCCTGGACTTCAACGACGTAGGTCATTTGGATAAAATCTTTTCCATTAGCTTATCAAGCTTATTATTGATTTCGCGAAAATTGTCATGCATCTCTTTGATTTCTCTTAGGAAGTCAACCTTGAGCACATACTCCATTGGCATCCGATTGATTTGATCTTCCAAGATGTCAATTCTCCGTTTCTGGGATCCGGTGTAGTCAAGCGCTTGTTGAATGCGTTCGCGTTGGCGTTCAAGAAGACGATTGGCAACCCAACTTCCGCCTGTGACAGCAGAAATAATGGCCGTCAGACCAATCGCAATGTACTCCGGACCCACAACACAAAATGCTTTTTTCTAATTCTAAGTTCAGTAATCAACTTGCAATTGTCCTTTTCTTGCTAAACCAGTGACAAGCCAGACGAGAGCGTCAACGCAATCGTCGTGACTGCTGACACCAAAATTAGTTAGTTCTTCAAAAAGATTGGTGAAGTTTCTATAACGATTAAAAATAATCTTGCGATCTTCAAACATACCCATGATTCCACGGAAGCGGGCCAATTTGTCTGCGCGGAATCCTTTGACGGGATGCCAAATTAAGTTGTAGAGACTTTCTTGATTTAAACAGACTCGTTTAAAGTCGGCTTCCAGGGATGCCTGGTACTGCACAGCTTCTGACCAAATGTCACACGTTGAATATGTTGGGAAATAATTGTCATTAGCGTCTTTGCCAAGGATTGACCAGTCATTCAAAAGTTCTTTGAGCGCATCTAGTTTTTCTAGGTTGCCCATAACACGCAACCTGCGGTAATCAATAATATGGATGCGATCGCCAATGCGGCCACCAAGGATCATGACAGTGTAATCATTCTTTTCTTTAGTGCCAGCGGAAAGGTCAACCCCAACGCCAAGCGTATCGAACTCCGTTGAAATCTCAGCTTTAACAATCAGTTCAGGCGCAAGCGACAACTCGTTTTGCCTGATGATTTGATTCATGTACTGGAAAGAAAAAGCAATTGGTGCTTGCCGTTTCTTTTCCTTCAGATAATCCAAAGACCACATGTCAGGCCAGTATGAAAGCTCGTCACCAGTCTTAGGATCATTGGTGATTGCAGAAAGAACAATCTGAGTCCAGTTGTTTTGTTCGTTGAATGTAGTGGCATGAATGTCATCATGTCTGAAACGAGTGCCAAGGCAAATGGCTCTTCCTCCTTCAAACATGGTTGGTGCAATCACCGCATTCCAATTGTCCTGCATCATCTTCCTGATGTCAGGGTTAGAGATGTCCGCAGCAGATTTGATGGCGTCATCAATCATGACGAGGTGAGAACGCTTGGAGGTCACCGAACCCTTTAGACCTGCTGCGCAGAGTGTAAATTGTTCATCACCGGTCACGTCAATACCAGCGAACTTGTGATCAATTGACCAGTACTCGTTACTGGTGACGTTTTTTAGAAGGCGAACTTCTGGAAATACTTCTTGATATCGTTTGCTTTCAATAATACGTTTGATGGTTGCGGATTTAGAACGTGCAATATCAACCGTATAAGACAGATAAAGAATCTGAAGAGGGCGTTTAGCCTGGGTGTGGATACCAATAGCCCATGCTGTCAGTAAGCCAAGGACCGTACTTTTGGCCGAACCACGGGGAGCAAGTAGATCTACGTTGGGACCAGCGATCCGCAGAAGGCAGCTGCTATTTTCTTCTGTGACAAAATGCCGATGCCAATCCTTATGATGCTGCGCAGGAGGTTTATCTGCTACGTACTCACAAAAGAAACCAAAATCTTCTCGCGCTTTTTTTAAATCTTCAAGATTTTTATTTGGCT